CGGCATGCGTGCGCCCGTCATACTCCGCGCCGGCGCTGACCAGATCCGGCCGGATGCGAACCTGTCCGCTCCCGAGCTCGACCACGTCGACACCATCGGTCGCGCGCAGCGCGATCCAATAGGAGCCAGGCGTCCAAGCGCCGGTCACCGCCGGCGCGGCGCGCAAGCCCAGCACGCCGTCGACCACGGCCGCGGTCAGATCGATGGCGACAGGACCGCGCAGATGCGCGGTCACGGTCCAGGACGCCGCCGGATAATCGGGCAGCTCGAGCGGAACCGACAGCGTCAGGCCCGCGGTGATCTCGGATGGAAAATTGATCGCCACAGCCTCACCATGAATTCACCCAGCCTTTGCGCGCGCGCTTGCGCGGGTCCACCCGTGGGGCGCGTTTTCGGGGTGGCGGCGTGGGCTCATCATCGGGCAGGGCAGGCGCCGCATCCTCTGGCGGATTTCCCGGCGCCGGCTTGGGCGCGCCAGGGCGCGATCGGGCTGCAGCTGGCGGAGCCGGCGCGGCGCCCGCAGGCTCCAGCGACACCAGCCGCGCGACAGAGCGCGCAATGTTGGGGTTCAGGATCTTGAGCGCGGCGTGCGCATAGACCCGGCAGTCCAGCGCCTCGTTGCGATCGCGCGTCTTGTGCCACTCGCGAACCGGAAAGCCCTTGATGTAGCGGGTCACCAGCCGCTCCGCGGTCAGCTGGTGGAACCATTCAGGCTCGCGGTCCGCTGGGAAATGCATGAAGCCCGGACCGGGCATCTCAATCCCGAGACGGCGCTGCAAGATCAGCTTCGCGTCGTCCACGCCGATCATGAACAGGTCGATCGCACGGCCGCGGCGGCCTGACTTTTTGCGGCTCGGCGCAGAGACGATCGGCCGACCCCAGCCGCCCATGCCTTTGATCGCAAACACCCGCCGGCCGATCTTGCCGCGCGCGTATTCATAGGCGGCCTGCGTGTATCCCGATCGACCGCCGGTATCGAGGCACGCTGACACGATGCCGAGATGCGCGCCGCTCTCATGCCGCCAAGTTTGCGCCAGCAGATCGTCCAGCGCCGCCCAGACCTCGCCCGCCATCGGATCGCCCCAGAGCACATGATACTCGATCGACCAGCTTTCCTCGCCCAAGCCCCAGCCGACCACCTCGACCTCGAGGCGATCCTCCTGCATGTCGACGCCCGCCGTCAGGATGGCGGCGCCCTGCGGCGCCGGAGCGGCATATTCCTCGGTGCGCTTCATCAGCCCGAACGCATCAGCCTGCGCGCCCGCTTCCTCCCAGGTCTCCGCAAGCGAGACGTTGATGAACGTCTGCATGTCGTTCGCGGCCTTCTTCTCGAGGAAGGATCGAACGATGTCGCGCAGAGGGCGAAAGCAGCTGTAGAGCTCGGAGAGGTGGTAGCTGGCGTGGCCGCGGAACGGACGCGACGCCACCCACGCCCCAGCGCGGATCGCAGCGATGCGCTCACCCTCGCGCCACAGCGCCCCGCATTCGGCGCAAGCATAGGCGGCAGTGTCGGGCAGGTGCTCGCCATCCTCCGCCTTGCTCCACCTCACGCCTTCCCAGCGCAAAGCCTGCCGCTCCCCGCAATGCGGACACGGCACATGAAACCGGCGCTGGTCGCCCGCCTCATAGGCGCTTTCGATCCAGCTCGCGCCCTTGATCGTCGGGGTGGAGATGTCGAGAAGCAGCCGCTGGTCGCCGAACGTCGCCGCGCGCTGCCAGAGAAGGTTGACCGGATGGCCCTCCTGCGTGCGGTCATAGCCATCCGTCTCGTCGCACAAGATGAAAGGCGCGGAGCGACCGCGCATGGTCTTCGGGCTCCCGGACCAGGCAAACATGATGAAGCCCCCGACATAGGACTTCATCTGCTGGTTGTTCACGCCCTCGCGGCCGCGCGGCTTGGCGATCAATCCCGAGAGCCGCTCGTTCGCATCGACCATCGGGTTGAACTTGGTCTCGAGCCACGTTTGCAGATCGCCTTGGCTGGGCTGCATCATGATCTGGGAGGTCGGGTTTTGATCGATCCGGAAGCCTTGCGCGCAGAGCCCGACCATGGTCTTGCCGACCTGCGCGCCCCACATCAGGGTCACACGGCTGCAAGCTGGATCGGACGTCATGTCCAGCGGCTCTCGCTGGTAGGGCGCGTTGTCAAAGCGGATCAGACCAGGGATCGCGTTGCCCTGCGGAATGTAGATCGAACGCTCGGCCCATTCGGATGGCTTCAGCCGCGGCGGAGGCGCGAAGGCGGCAAGGACCTCACGCGCGAGGCGCTGGATCGCCTGACTGATCGCCGCCATCCGAAATGTCTCCCTCGCTCGCTCCCCGCATCGCCATCTCGATCTCGCTGCGCAAGATCTCTTTGATTTCTTGCTCGGACTCTCGGCCGATCACTTGCGCTGCAATCCGAGCAGGCGTGGCGCCCAAGAGGTGCGCGCGGATCACGCCGATGACCGCGCGCCAGGACCGCCTCACATCATCCGCCTCCAACAATTCACCCTTGCGCAGCGACGCGTCCATTTCCGCAAGATCAGCCTCGGCGCGGATCTTGCGGGTCTTCTCCGCATGATAATCCGCCTCTGGCCCGCGCGACGATTGACCGACGCTGCGCTCCTGCAGATATCGCACGTAGCCCTGAACAGCCGAGGCCAGATCATAGCGGCCCCGCTCCGATCGCGGGATCACGCCCTCCTTGGTCAGCTGCTGGACCCGCCGCTCGGTCAGGAGCAACAGCTTGGCGATCGTGCCGACAGGATAGGTGGGAGGGGTCGGTGGTTTCATCGCCGCGCTCCGACCGCCTCGAACAGACGCCGCAGGGCGTAGGAGCGCGCCAGGCTGACCACGGTGAACGCAGCCCCGATCGCGAGATGGGCGCCCAGATCAACCCGAACCCCGAACGCAGGAAAAATCGCGAGCTGCGCGAGCACCGCAACCACATAGCCGATCGCCACGTTTGCCAGAGCCTCAAGCGCAGACCATTTGCGGCTTTGCATCATTCCGCCTCCAGCTGCAGGAACACGAGCCCATCCGGATCGAACGCCGGGGTGGGCGCCGAACCCGCCCCCTCGTCGGTCTCGCTGAGGAACCGATCGAACACCGCCTCCATGATCGAGCGGTTGTCGTTGCTGCGGCCGCTTTCCTCCCAGAGCGCGTCAAACCATTGCAGGTAGAAGCGCGAGACATCGCCATCATCACCGCCGGCATCGACATCGAGGTCGAACTGCTCGGTCCGCAGGTTCTTGTTCAGGTTCATCGACATGCGCATCGCACAGCACCCGCGCGCGCCAGAGACGATGATGACCTTCGCGTGGACAGAGGCGCAGCGGAACGCATCCACGCCCGCCGCCTCGATCAGCGGGCCCGCGAACTTCGGGCTCTTCTCGAAGGTGCCGCGATCGAGCAAGAACCGCAGCGAACGAATCGCGCCATTGTCCCTCAGCGCCCGCGCGCGCTGGACATCATAGATCCCGGTGGTCCACGTCGACACCGCCACATCCGCAGGACCAAGCTCCTGCACCATGTGCTCCAACGCGTCGATCGCGCTGAACTGGCCCGCGGTGATCCCGGTCACGCGCACGCCAGGCGAAAGCGGGCCGATCACATGCGCCGCAGTGCCAGTGCGGTGCGCCACGGGCCGAACACCGCCGGTCGCGCCACGAAGCGCACGCGCGCCGCCCTTCTTGATTTTGCCCCTCACCGCGCGCGCTCCGCCTTCACGGCCGAGAATGAAAGCCCGCCCTCGAGGGACGCCTCGCGCCCGCTGAACTCCTGCCACCGCTTGACGATCACGTCCGCAAATCGCGGATCGAACTCCATCAGCCGCGCCTGCCGGCCGATCTTCTCGCAGGCGATCAGGGTCGTGCCCGATCCGCCGAACAGGTCCAGCACCAGGTCGCCGCGCTGGCTTGAATTTTTGAGCATGCCCAGCACCAAGCCCACCGGCTTCATGGTTGGATGAACCGCGCTGCGCCGGGGCTTTTCGGCGCGGATCACCGACGACACCAGCTCTTCGACGTGAAGGCTCTCGCCAGAAATCCGGATGGTCGCGCCGCCATTCTCGATCAGCACCGAGCCATCGGCACCGACCGAGATCGGCATATCGGCCGCTTGCATCACTGTGGTTTTCGCGCGGCCGCCGAACCATTTATGCGCCGCGCCGCGCTTCCAGCCATAGAGAATCGGCTCATGACGCCACTGGTAATCCTTCCGCCCAAGAACCAGAGAACTCTTCACCCAGACCAGAATTCCAGACAGCTTGAAGCCCACCGAACCGAACGCCTCCAGGAAGTTGAGAGCCTCGACGTCTGCATGCGAAACGTAGATCGGCGCACCCTCGCGCATCACCGCCGATGCCGAACTAAACGCGGCAAAGAGAAACGACTTGAATTCCTCATCCGCCATGTTGTCGTTTGCGATCTTCCCCGCCTTCGCTTCATACGCGACGTTGTAAGGCGGATCCGTCCAGCAGCAATCCATCAGCGCGCCGGCGCACAGCGCCTCGACCTGATCGAGAATAGTGCTGTCGCCGCACATCAAACGATGATCGCCAAGCAACCAGATATCGCCCAGGCGAGAGACGTGCCGATCGGACGCGGGGTCCGGAGCGGCATCATCCTCGGTCAAACCTTCGGCCTCGACATCGCCCAAGAGCAGGGTCAGCTCGTCGCCTGAGAACCCCGTCAATCCGAGATCGAAGCCCGCCTCTTTCAACGATCCGAGCTCGAGCGCCAGCAGCTCGTCGTCCCACCCCGCGTTCAGCGCAATCTTATTGTCTGCAATCACATAGGCGCGGCGCTGGCTCTCGGAGAGATGCGACAAGCGGATGCACGGCACGATCTCCATCTTCAGGCGACGCGCGGCAAGCACACGGCCGTGGCCAGCGATGATCCCGGCTTCATGATCGATCAGAACAGGGTTGGTGAAACCGAACTCCTGGATCGACGCGGCGATCTGCTGGACCTGCGCCGCGCTGTGCGTGCGGCTGTTCCGGGCATATGGCGCCAGCGCGTCGACCGCGATCATTTCGACCGCAGAGGCAGAGACGATCGGACGCCTGTCAGGGTTGCCCATACGAAACGAAATCCTTTTTTTGAGCCACGCAGAAATCAAATTCCGCGATCATAATCCCCCCACCGGGGGTCCCCCCCGAAAAGGACCCGCGCCATTTCGGGCGGGGCGCGGCCTCAGCGGCCGCCGGTCGGGCAGGCGGCATCGAGCACCGCGAGGAAGGTCGCGGCCTCCTCGCGGCTGCGCGCAGTGTCGAGGCGCGACCAGGTGGGCAGGGCGCGGCGCACCTCGCGGCACACGGCCGCCGCCTCAATCCCCGTCCCGGAGGCGCCCATGCTCGCGCAGCTGCTCATCGACATTGCGATCAGGGCGAAGGTTATTTTCCCAAGCCACATCGACCCGCGCCTGCATCCCATCGACCCGCTCCCTCTCGTGCTCGTTGATGGCGGCCCGGCTGTCGCGCCGGCCCTCGCGCGCGCCGCGCCAGTAGAGGATGCGCCCGATGATGCCGGCAGCGACCAGCGCGGCCGCGGCGCGGCCCACCCAGCTGCCGCGCACCATCGACCACAGCGCGAAGAATGCGGAGGGGATCATTCGACCACCCCGCGTCGTCCGAAGGCGCGCCACAGCACCACGCCCAGCGACACCAGCCCCAGGACGGTGAATGCGCCCGCCACCCAATGCTCGGGCAGCAGAGGCGCCATGTCAGACACCACCCGCTCAGCGGCCGTCACAGCGAGCGTGACGGCGCCGCCTTCCTTGAGGGCTTGGGTCTTGGGGCGCGCCATCTGTTCGGGCGCGAACCGAACCACACGCTCAGGGAATGGCTTTCCCCAGCTGGCGATGCCCTCGGTCCGATCATCGATGTGAACGAAGCCCTTGTGCGGATATGTGCCGAAGCTGGTGAACCCGACCATACGCGCCGCATCAAGCAAGACATGCGGGTCCACGTTGTCGACGCGAATGTCGAAGGCGCGCCCCAGCAAGTGCTGGCTGTGCTTCGCCCCGCCAACGCGCCGGTTGTGCTCCGGATCACGGTAGGCGCTGGTCACGATCAGCGGCACGCCAAGCCATTCTCGCAGCGCCTGCAGCTTGTCGAGCGAGGCGCATGACAGCTTGATCGAGCCGTCGCCCTTGGAGGCGAGCTCGGCAGGGCTGAAGTTGGTCCAGCGCCACGCGGAGGTTTCAACCGCCTTCCAGTGGCTCGCTTCGATCATTTCCATCATCCGTCCCTCCGACACAGCATCCGCACCTCGGCGCGCATCTCGCGCACATCAGTCCGCACCTCGCCCAATGCAGCCCGATCCGCCGCGCGCAGGGCGTCGCGCCCCTCGATCTCGCGTTGCAGCATCTTGATCTGCTGCTCATTGGTCAGAACGCGGCGGATGACCCATCCGGTCGCCGAGACGGCCGCCACGACCAAAGACACGCCGATCGCCACCAATCCGGCTTCCAATCGTTCGCTAAAGCTCATCAGGAAATCGCCCCATGTTTTGCAGTTTCAAAGGGATACTCGCGCGCCATTCTTCAAAACGCCTCTGGCGGATTTCCCGCGGCCAAGACCTTGCGAACCACGTCCTGAGCCGCCTCGACGCGTTCGGCGATTTCCGCCGAACTGAGCCCGGCGCGCGCAAGGGCGTGGATCACCCGATCCCGCCACGCCCGCGCGACATGGCTGCAATTGGACGGCTGCAGGATCTCGCCCCCGAACCACCTGCGCAGCTTCTCCGCGTCGTGCCAGCCCATGAGGCGCACCAGCGGGTGATCGACGGGCATCGTTTTGGGGATGTAGAGAACCCGGCGCCATGGGCGCGACCCGGAGCGCGGCAGGCTCCCGATCAGAAACAGCGTCCGCTCTCGGCCGATCACATCCGCGATCTCCTGCGCGCTTGGGTGGAGCGGCACAGGGCGCGATGGGCTGACGTGGATCATGCAGGCGCCCATTCTCAGCAATGTCCCGACCTGCCTCCAGCTGAGCCCGGGTGGGCTGTTGCGGGGCTTTAGGGTTTTTTTTGTGGTGTGGTGTGGTGTCTTGTAGGTGCGCAACAGTTTTTGGAGGTGTTGCAAACTGTTGCGCGCAACAGTTTCAAACTGTTGCGCGCAACAGTTTCGAGAGGGGTTATTCGCGCCGGCGCATGCCGGTCACCTCGCTGCCAGAGCCGACATCCAGCCGCTGCATGGCCTCGAGCACGTTGGGTGCGTTCCAGCGCACCCCGCGCCGGCGCAGGTCCGCGATCAGGGCGTCCACGAAGTCAGCGCGCCCGGTCAGCCCCGCATGGGCGCCGGCCTCGCGCATCAAGCGGCGCATGCGCGAGGCGAGGGCGCGCTCCGATGCGATCCGGCTCCGATCCGCTTGGCCATTGATGCGCTTCAACGCCTCGAGCGCGACCTGCGCGATGACTGGATGGCCAAGCCTGATCTGCTCGATCTCGCCCGACTCCGTGCCGCGGCACAGGACCGGCGTCCATTTGCGCAGCGCTCCGCGGGCGCGAACATCGAGCCACCCGTCGATATCGCGCCCAAACCCTGCCAAGTGCGCCAGCTCGGCATCGTCGTCGGGCAGCGTTCCCGCCGGATCCTGCCGCATCGCCTCGGCCAACAGCACGATCGAGACGAATGCGGCGTCGCGGTCCGTCGTGCTCACCAGGCGCGAGCCGAGGAAGCGATCGATGTAGAACGGGAACCAATCGCCGCGCATGCGCGCGCCGATCTGGATGGGATATTCGTCATCCTCCAGATCGAGAACATCGACATGCGCCGAGGGCTGCACCTGCGCCCCGACCAATGAGGGCGCCGCCGCTTCGGGCTCAGACGCCGCGCTGAGGCGCCGCCGGTGCGCGGGAATGTTTTCCAGGAATTTTGACCAGTGATCCGCTGGCCCGCCTGCGGGCCCGGTCATGACGACAGCATCCCGAGGGCCTGCAGGTAGAGGTCGAGCATGGCCTCTTCTTCAGAGCGATCCTCAGCGGACTTCTTGCGCAGGCTGATGACCTTTCGCAGAATTTTGGGGTCGAACCCGTTGCCTTTGGCCTCCGCGTAGACCTCCTTGATCTGCTCGGCGACCTCCTTTTTTTCCTCCTCTAGCCGCTCGATGCGCTCGATGATCGAGCGAAGCTGCGAGGAATGGATGGTGGTGCTCGAAACATCGTCGATCGGCTGGTCCAGCATGATGGTCTCCATCGGTTGCATGATCATTGGCGCCCGCGGCGCAGCGCAGCGCGCTCAGCGCGCAGGCGGGTATCGAGAAGCTCGGCGCGGCGCGCTTCGATCGCGGCGCATTCAGCAGCGGTGAAGGGCGCCTGCACGCCCATCACGGCATCAGCCACGAAGGCGCGCACATAGGCGTCGACCTCATCCACGGTCGCCATGCGCGACACCGCGGTGCGGCCAAGCCAATCGTCCAGCGGCCTCATTGCGCATCCCCGCTCAAAAAGCCCGGCGCCGAGCATGGCGCCGTGAAGTGAGGCAGGGAGGTGCCGGGCTTGACGCCCCCGGCGGGTCCCGAAGGACGCGATACAGGAGCGGCGGTGTAGCCGACCCCGATCTCATAATCGCCAGGCCGCGTCAGGCGTGCGCGCGTGCCCGGCGGGATCCAGTCCAGCCGCGGCCGTGCCGAGGTGCGCAGCGGCGACCACACCAGCCAGCTGTAGGCGGTGGTGGTGCTGGGCTTGCGCCACTCGCCGCCCGCCTTCGAGCCGTTCTCGCGCCAGATGGGAATGTCCGGATCGAGCAAGCGCTCAGCGAGCATCACGGGCCGCTCGCAGAACTGCAGCACCAGCGAAGGCGGCGTCTGCGAGAACAGGGCCCGATGGCGGCGCGAGCCCTCAAGAAAGGCCGATCGGACCAGCAGCGCGACGCCATGGCTTGCCGCCTCGATCGCGCGACCAGCGAACCGGGCCGCCTGCGAAAAGGGTGGGTTGGTGATGATCCAATGCGCGTGCGCTGCGGCCGGGCAGGGGATGCCATCAGACAGAAAGTCATGCGCCGGCCAGCCGAGCCCATAGTCCGCAATGTCGGATCCGACCACGGCCAAAAACCGCTCGCGCAGCGGCCGAACCATCGTGCCGCGGTTCGCTGCCGGCTCCCAAACGATCTGATGCTCGAGCCCCGCCGGCAGACGCTCCAACAGCGCGCGGGTCGCCCAGGGCGGTGTCGGAAAATCATCAGGCCCCGCCGGCGTGGCGCGATGAGCCATGATGGCGCTGGGCACGCGGCGGGTCATTCGCCCAGCCCCGGCAGGCCGGTCAGCGGCGCGCCTGCAGCCAAAGGCGTGATCGTCACGATGGTGCGAGCGGTCATGCCCCAGACCTTCGCGCTCAGGCCCAGCGCGACGCACTTGTCGTCCTCATAGGCGATGCCTTCGAGGGCGTCGGCTATCAGCTTCGCCAAGTTGTCGAAATCGGGCCGCTTGGTCACCGGCGCGCCGCACAGCGCGGTGCGCTTGGCAGGCGACATGGACGCGGGCGGGGCGAACACCGCGACGACATCGAGGCGCACCGGGCCATCGACGGGCCGCACCTTGGCGGCGCGCGCGGCCCAGCGCACCAGATCCTTGCGCGCGGCCATGTCGTCGGGCGTGAAGCGCTGGGCGCCATTGGACCCCGCGCGCTTCCAAGGCATCGGTGCGCCAGGGATGGTGAAGGTGATCGGCCCGGGAGGCTTCATCGGTTCACCTCGATCAGTGCGACCTGCATGGAAGTGACCGCGGTGGCGAGCGCCTGCACGCTGGCAACGATCCGCACGCGCTCGCATGCCGTGATTTCAACCCCGCCGGGCCCGCGTGGGTCGAGCGCGGCGAACAGCTCCGCAGTCAGCCGCGCCGCGCCGGTCGCGATCGCGCCGCATGCCTCGGATGGGCTGATGGCAGAGCCGTGGGCCGAGGCGAACGTGCCGCCGGCCACCGCCGCGAAGTGCCGGGCGATGACTGCCGCAGGTTCTCCGGGGAACATTCGGCACATCTGCTCGAGGCGCTGGGCGGGGATCGGCAGGCCGTTGTCGGACGCATCCTCGTAGCGCGACAGGGTGCCGCCCGCGATGCCCAGCGCAGCGGCGACAGGCTTGCGCCCCGCAGCGGTCACCGCGGCGGCGATGGCCTCATGGAGCGACCCTGGCTCCTGCGGGCGGGGCCGCGTCATGTGAAGTGCTCGTCAAATTGTTTCCTGCCCATGGCGCTGGGCGCAGGGCAGGGTGGGGGCATGGCGCGAGCATGGGTCATGCCGGCTGAGCCTCCGCTTTGGCAGGGGCCGGCGGGTTGGCGTGCATGTAGGAGCGCACCTTCTCCACGGTGCGGGGAAGGCATTCGCCGCCAGCCTCGAGCCGTTTGTAAAGGTGCCCATTTCCGACTGCACGGTGACAAACCGTTGACGGTTGTAGGCCTGCTGCATGGCAGTAGGCGTCGATTTCTGATTTGATTGGGAGCGCTTTCATGTGCGCAGAATTTGGCAAGTGCCAAACTAAGTCAAGGGCAAATGCAAAATTGGCACCACCCGTGGCCTGTTGTCATATGCCAACCATGGCATTGAGCGAACTTTCTCAGCGGATCCTGGCGATCATGGAGGCGCGAGGCCTCAGCAAGCAGCAGGTCGCCGACCTTGCTGGCATAAAATACCATGCGTTGAACCCGAACTTGACCCGCCACAATGCGACCCCGAATGCCATTATGGCGCAGCAGATAGCGGACGGTCTCGGTATCCCGATCGAGCATCTAACCAAGGGCGCTCCCTTGGACGCGCGCGCAACAATCGCCATCGCGGGAAGGGTCGGCGCCGGAGCGCGTGTGCCGCTGGTGGACGCCTACGAAAAGGGCGATGGCCCGCAGGTGCAATGCCCGCCAGGCCTCGGTCCTCACGGCATCGTGGCGGTGGAGGTGGAGGGCGACAGCATGGAGCCCGTTTATTCCGCCGGCGATCTCCTGTTCTACACCCGCCACGCCGTTGGCGTGCCTGCCGAGGCGCTGGGGCGGCGTTGCGTGTGCGAGGACGATGCTGGCAACGCGTGGGTCAAGCAGGTGAAGCCGGGGCGCGATCCGCGAGCCTTCGACCTCTACTCGATCAATGCCGCTGTCGCGCCGATGTATGGTGTCAGCCTCAGCTGGGCCGCCCCGGTTCGGCTGCACTGGCCTGCCGAGCTGGCTGTGCGGATCCGGTAACTGGCCCCACCATTCGCGCCGCCCCGCAAGAGCCCCACCCATCTGGTGGGGCTCTTTGCTTTTCAGGCGTTGATGATTCGCGCTGTAGTGTTTGGCAAATGCCAATTAATTGATTGACGTTTGGCGAATGCAAAATTAGCATGACCTCCATCACCTCTTGATGGAGCCCGCCATGCACACCGACCCCACGCCCCTCGCACGCACGACCGGCGCCGCTCTCGATCGGCTGGCCGCAGCCAATCAGGCACTGGTCGCCGCGCGCAGCGCCTACATGGCCCTGCCGCACGGGACGCGCACCCTCAGCCCGGATGCGACTGTCTACCTTGCCGCTGAGAAGGCCGAGCGAGACGCCGCCAAGGCCCATGGCCGCGCCTGCGACGCCCTTCAGGTGTCGGCATGACCGCCAAGCATCGCGCCCAGCGCCCCGGCGACCGCGCGCCGCTGACCGAGATCGAGGCTCGCCGCCGAGCCCAAGCCGTGCGCGACGCCCGCCAAGTCGAACAGCCGGTGCAGGTGGCGCCCGCTGCGCCTGTCGCGCCCATCAGCCTGCTCTCGCGCCCCGACATCGAGGTGCGCCCCTTCGCGTCCACGCCCAGCGCCCCGAGCGCTGGGCGCCGCGTGAAGGCATCCATCACCCTGACGCTGATCGACACCAAGGACCGCAGCTTGATCGAGGCGATCAGCGCCGCGATGCGCGCGATGCAGGCCGGCCAGTCTGATGGCATCACCGATGACATGGCAGCCGATGCCCAAGACGCTCACTTCGTGGTCGAGCGGATCGAGATCAGCACCATCGAGGTGCAGGCATGAAGCGCCGTGATCCGATCGAGGGCGCGCCCAGCGGACCCCTCGAGATCCTCATCGATGTGGCGAGCGCGGCCTTCCTTGTCGGAGGCATCTGGTTCTGGCCGGCTGCAATCGCATGGGTCGGAGGCTGGCCATGAGCCCCGAATGGATGGCGCTGCAGATCCTCCTGCGGCAGCCGGTGGCACGGGCGCTGGACTGGACCGCTTGCGGCGCCGTGACCTTTGGGTGGGTCGCGACCTTTGCCGCGTCGGAATCCATGGCGATAGCCGCCTCAATCATAGCCGCCGCCGCTTGGAGCACTGCTGACCGGCTGCACGCTGAGCCCGGCGTCAAAAGCACCCTCACACAGATCGCCAGCGCCACGGTGGCGACCGCCGTGATCCTCGCCACGTTCACCGCCTTTCACATCCTCATCGACGCGGCCTGACCAGGAGCACGACATGGAAATCGACCTCTACCGGCCGCACGCGCGTAACTTGGGCAAAATGGCCAAAATGGCCGAAGCCGAGGGCCGGCTGATCGAAGCGGCATCGATGCGCGCTGAGGCGCTGGGCCTGCTGGTCCGCGCCGGCATCGAGCTCGAGGAAGAACAGGTGCAGGTCCATCGCCTGCATCTCCTGATCACGGCCGAGGCGAACGCCGAGCCCGCCGTTGCTCAATCCGCAGGGTCGGGCTGATGTCCCCCCAATGGCCTTCGGGGTGGTGGATCATACCCGCGCTCTTTGGGACCTTCGCCCTCACCGCCGCGCTCATTGCACTGATGTGACCAGGGAACCTCACATGGAAGTCACGATAGACGATCAGATCCTCGGGCTGCGGCACGATGGGGTGAACAGGAGCGAGATGATGCGCGGCCTGCTGGGTGAAGGCGGATCATGGTCCGAAGGGGCGGTGCAATGATCAAGGACAATCCCTCAATCGAGGCGCTGAGGGTCCAGCGCGTGGCAGAACGGACCGACGATCTCCAGCTGGCAGGAATGTCGCCCAAGGACGCGGCGCACTTCGGATCACGCGCGGGCGCCGACCTGGTCGACGGCGCGGCGCTGGCGCAAGCGCAAGGCGAGGCGAAAGTGCGCAAGCGCAGGCAGGCCGATCTCGACGTGCTGCGGCTGGCCCGCGGCGGTCTGAATCGAGCGCTCAACCGCAGCTCAATCCCAAAATGGGTGGTGGAGACGTTCTTGCGAATCGAGTGGCTTGGGCAGCTCCCCGCTCCAAGCGCGAAAAAGGATCGGACTGCGGCACCGCAATCCGTGACCATCCGACCGCTGCAATGGACCGCCACGCCCGCGGCGCACATGGCAGCGAAGGGCGTGGGCGGTTTTTACTGGCCATCGCCGCAAAAGGTCGGCCGCACGCGGCTGCTCTTCGCGCCCCATGAGGGCGGCAGCGACATGCTGGGTGAGATCGATGACGATGCCGACATGCGCAGCCTCGCCCAGCAGCATCACGATCGACGCGTGCTCGCATGGATCGAAGGGTGAGCGGCATGAGGGTCCTGATCGCCTGCGAGTTTTCAGGGACGGTGCGGCGTGCCTTCTCCGCCCGCGGGCACGATGCGTGGTCGTGCGATCTGCTCCCGGCTGAGGATGGATCGAATCGGCACATCGTCGGGGACGCGCGCGCGCTGCTGAATGACGGGTGGGACCTGCTGATGGTCGCGCATCCGCCCTGCACGCGGCTGTGCAACAGCGGCGCGCGATGGCTCAAGAAGGCCCCGCCGGGCCGCACGCTCGCAGAGATGTGGTCGGAGCTCGAGGTCGGCGCCGCGCTGTTCTCTGACTTCTGGAATGCGCCGATCGAGCGGGTCGCGATCGAGAACCCGGTGATGCACAAGCACGCCAAGTCCCGCATCTCAGGATATGAAAAATACGCTCAAACCATCCAGCCGTGGCAATTCGGGCATGGCGAGATCAAGCGGACCTGCCTGTGGCTCCGGGGTCTGCCGGTCCTGACGCCGACGCAGGTTGTCGAGGGCCGCGAGCCGCGGGTCCACCGCATGTCGCCGGGCCCGAACCGTGGCAAGGAGCGGTCTCGCTTCTTCACCGGGATCGCAGAGGCAATGGCCGAGCAATGGGGCGCCATTGGCGCAGATCAAAGGGCATGGAGATTAAGATGACCACGCAAGCGCAGCCGTTCGGCTTTGACCGCACCGATGGCGCCGCGCATCTCGGCCTGTCGGTGTCCTCCTTCGATCGGCTCGTGGCGTCAGGGATGCTCCCTGCTGGCCGCATGCTCGGCGGTGCGAAGCGTTGGGTGCGGACCGAGCTCGAGCGCGCATTGATCGAGGCGCCTGCGGATGTGCCGCCCGGCGCCGCGCGGCGCGCCGAGGCTGCGGACAAGTCGGCGGGCGCCAACCCGTGGGATCTTGCGCTCGATGCGTCCGGTCCGCGGGCGTGAAGTACCAAAAGCAGTTTCCGGGCGCCTCGCCCTATCGCGACCGGCACGGATCGCGGCGCTGGCGCTATCGCGCCAAGGGCTTCTCGGCCGAGATCGGGACCGACTACGGATCCGCCGAGTTCATCCTTAGATATGAGGCTGCGGTGCAGGGTGAAAAGACGCGCGCCGGGGTAGGGGCCAAGCGCACGGCGCCGGGGTCGCTCGATGCGCTGTGCGTCTCCTACCTGCGCTCTCCCGGCTATCTGCGGCTCGGGACCAGTTCCCGCTCGCGCGAGGGGAACGAGATCAAGCGCATGCGTGCGGCCTATGGCACGAACCCGGTCGCGCCGATCGAGCGTCGGCATATCATCGTGATGATGGGCGCCAGGCACGCGACGCCGGCCAGCGCGAACCACCTCCTGCGCATGTGGCGCAAGCTCCTGAAGCACGCGCTCGACATCGGCATGCGTGCGGACAACCCCGCGACGACGGTCGAGTTCTACTCAACCTCGCCCGATGGCTTCCACACCTGGACCGAGCCGGAGATCGCGCGGTTTTTCAAGGTGCATGCGCCGGGAGGCGTCGCCCATGCTGCGGTGACGCTGATGCTGCACACCGGCGCCGCGCGCGTCGACGCCGTACGCCTTGGTTGGACCAACATCCGCGGGGCGCGGCTGGTCTATCGGCGCGAGAAGACCCGCACGAAGACCGACACCGTGGTCGACATCCCGCTGCATCCGGCGCTAGCGGCGGTGCTCGCCACGCTGCCGCACGATCGGTTGACCTTCCTCGCGATCACCGGCGGTGCCCAGCGCAGCGCGAACGGGCTCGGGAACCAGATGCGCAAATGGTGCGACGCCGCGGGTCTGCCGGAATGCACGGCGCACGGGCTGCGCAAGGCTATCGCGCGCCGCCTGGCAGAAGCCGGAGCCTCACCGCATGAGATCATGGCGGTGACCGGGCACAGCACGTTGAAAGAGGTAGAGCGCTACGCCCGCGCCGCCGGGCGCGCTGGGATGGCGGATCGTGGGCTGGAGCGGCTACGTGAGGCTGATGAGAAGGTGACGGCGCTGCCGCGGCGCGTGATAGGGGGGGGGATTGCGAAAGAGTGACCGATGCGGACCTGCGGGTCGATGCAGGGTGCCGTTATTTTTGGCCCGAACCGGGCGTTTTCTAAGGGGAGTTCATGATGAAATTTGGCCCATAAGGGCTGTCGTTGGTCATCGGTGAGGTTTTTCACGTTGGAAAGATAAGGTGGCGATAATTTTATGCGTTTCTTATGTGGAAGTATAATATTTAAATATATCGCATTGTGTAATCTAAAAAATTTATGAATTTATCTAAAAATACACTAGTCGCCGATTTTTGGAAGCAATTGAAATACATCTGACCCGTCAGTGACGGACACAAATAAGCCGCTTGGGGGTGGATTTGTTCCAATAATAACTAACAAAAATCCATTCATTTCGTGAGCAGATTTTGAAAACATCTCATTTATATTTTCAATGTCGCACGAGGAGGGTTTTGGAACAGGCTCCGGATGGGTATGCCAGTCACCGACGAAGTGGAGCCCTCGGGCGTATCGGGTCGTGATTTCTCGTTGCTCGGCTACTCTGTTTGGCCGATAGGCGAACCGCGCCCTCCGGTCACAGACTCGCGGCCCCGTCGCTTCCTCCACTATGATCTTCGGCAACTGAAGTCGGGCGAACAGTTGTCCGCCTGCTTCTTTCTCCCATAAACCGTTCTGGCGATATTGATTAAAGTGATCGAGGACCGCGCGTGTGAACACAAGCCGCTGTCCCGATGCGGCGATCGGATAAGCCATCATACAGCCGCGGCCTCTCCCTTTTTGGAACTCGCAGTCGGCCAAGCCCGCTCGAAAACGAACCCGCCCTCGTGCCGGAATGACGGGTCGCACTGCCAGTTTTCTGACCACGCACCGCCCGCCTGTTCCACACGCTTGCAAGGTCCCACCCAAACCCTGTGCATCGGGCCGTTGACTGCCCCTAGGAGTGCATCCAGAGCAAGTTCGCAGATAACGGCGTTCGCCATACTCAGTTCGACGGGACCGTACGGTTGAAAGACTGCTCCACATCCGGGCTCTTGGCGGACAGTGTCTTCGGACCCCCATGTCGTCACCGTAAAGTGAGGCAGGCCAGTACCGTCGAAGCCGGACTGGATGCTGCCAGGCGGTCCGCCGACAAGGACGGCATGTCCGGCGCAGGCATGTGCCTCAAGCCACCCATACAGAACGGGTGGGGGTCTTTCCGCTGCGCGCTGCCATGCCTCAACCCTTCTATCAGCGACCCAGCTTGCAGTCATAGAGAGAGCAAGGTCGACATTGGCAGTCGTCCCGCCATGCTCGCGTAAGAATGTGTCGGCATCCGCGACGTGGGCCGTGACTTGGATATGAGGGAAGTCTCTGCGTAGCTTCTCGGCGAGAGCCTTTGCCTTGGCTTGGTCCACCGAAGGTGCGCCGAGGACGTGCCTCCCGATATTCGGCCACTTCAGGGTATCCGGATCGACCAGGATGAGATGGCCTATGCCGGCTTGTGCCAGTTGGAGCGCAATCGCGCCACCGACGGAGCCACAGCCAAAAACGGCAACGGTCTTCTGCCTGAGCAGCGCAGCGCGCGGGTCGTGACCTCGGCCATGGACCCATTCGGCGTCAGCTCTCTCAACAATTCGTCGACTCACCTTTGACCCTCCCAGATATCGCGCCTCCAGAACTACTGGAGGAATAGATCCCGAGCGAAAGCCCTTCGTCAGCGGGTCAGTGGCCCCATAAGTTGCCTTTTTCGGTGCAGGGACGATCGCGCCCGCGAGGGTTGGGCCGTGTCGTGTATCAAACCCGAGGGCGACGATGAGAGTCTCGGGGCGCTTGCTGATCAGATTAGAGAGAACTTCAACGCCGGTTTTATCAGCTCCATCAACCATTTCACGCAGTTCACTTCCGGTGTTAGGATACGCTGATGGCTGCGGTGGCGACTTCACCCAGACCAGCGCTGCGTCTCTCGCCCTGAAACCGCTTGGTTTATTCCCGTGGCGGTTGGCCAGCCATTCGTAAAGCTCAGCCTCTGTCTCGGCCAATAGACATATTGCCTGACCCCGCCAGAATTTTATCATCCGTGACGGTGGCTCAGCGCGAAGTAGGCTGACGATGCTTGCTCCATTTCGGTCGGCTCCATAACTCCAGTAAGAGTTAAATTCGTCCTGAAAGCGCTCAACCAGCTCGCCTTTGCTTACCTGCAAAACAAGTTGAACAGCCTCATCCAGCAGGCAAGCAGCAACCCCAGCCGGATCGTCGGGGTCAATCTCAAAGCTGTCAGATGACAAGCAGAGGACGCCGTCTTTTTCGATATGAGGCCAAGTTAAGAAAGGTGGGCGGTCAACTAACGCGATCCGTACCACCTTCCAAGGAAGCCCCTGTGGGAGTAAAATATCGAAGCGGCGCACCCTATTTTCTAACTGGATGGATAGACGCCAACCAGCTACGGCGTTGTGGCCTTTGTAGGCTTGAAGCTCTGCAGCTGAGAGGGGGTGAAGCGGCGCAGCGCCGAGACACTCAAGCCATGTGGTGACTGCGGCTCGGGCCGCGTCAAACACTGGCCCAAGCTCAAGGGATGTTTTTGTGTCGTTAGGCATAGCGGCCGCCACCCTCTTTTCGAACGGCGCTCTTTGCGGGTGCCGCGGCGCTGGAAATCAAACCAGCGGTCAAAACGGCAGGACTGGCAATTGCGGACTTCTGCTCCGAGTCAGCGCTTGCGTTTCCCCGCTCGCTGAAGAAATTCGTGTTGAAAACCTTATCCCAGCACTTAAGCGCCTTCTCTCGCGTGCAATCGGACTCGAGCGTCGGGGCAAGCTGATCGATTGCATCCGTCAGTTTATTGCAGAGAAATCGTGCTTTCGCATCATCGCTCCCGTTCGTGATTGTCTCGTTGGGCGTTACTGGGTGCTTGATGATCAAGCTGCCAGCTAGGCGTTTTCGGATGGCATTCATGGTGTCGTAGAGAGCTTGATCTTCCCTATTGATGCCGGCGCAAAACACTTCAACGGCGAGCTTCGTGATTCCGAAACCACTCAGAGTCTGCCCGCTCCAACTCGTGCGGCTCCGGGAAAATTTCTTGATGTGCCGTATAACTCGGCGCAGTTGCCGTCCGTTTGTAATGTCGGAGCTCTGTTTCTTGTTTTGTGCTTCAAACCAGTCCGTGACATCGCGCGCGTCGGATTTTTTCCATTCACTGCTGGCAAGTTCGTAATGATGGGTTTCGTTATCGAAAATGTCCTTCATCGTCACCCGGCGATATACGGGCATGTCAACGTGGTATCCAGCGGCATAGTAAATGCGAACACAATTCTTAATTATCTCAGGAGCTGTATTGAATCTTCCATCATCCACGGCATCTCGCACCATTTTTCGTGCTTGAAGCGCTGTCATTTCGGCCCCACGGTCGCCAATGAGTGATGTCTTTTCGAAGTAGATGCCATCATCGATATCATAGTCATTCTCAGGGTGCTGAACCATGGTTTTCATGGCATAGCTCCCTTGGCTCTTGCATTCAATTGGTGCTGGATTTCCGTTTTTTATGAGTCCATTATTCATGCGTACACGGTTGGCATCACGATGCGCGCGCATCGTGTTTCGATATGGCTGAGGTAGCGTCACTTTTTCATTGTGGTGAGCAATAATATCGTTGGCACAGTCATGCATGGTCGGCATCCTTTCCAGCAGGCTCTGACGGAGACTGTCCCTGGGCAAGCGGGGCCTGACGCTTGAAAAGGGGAATGGTGAGCGGTGGCATCGCGTTAAATAGATCGCAGATCATCGCCGCCTCTGGGTCAGTATCTTGATAATTGCATTTGCTGTTCGTCATATCGGCATCCGTCTGCGCCTGTCTGATTAGCGCCTCGACAGCTTCCGTGCGTGTGTCATCTAGCCCTAAATACGGGATCAAGGCAGCAGGCACATTTTCTGATGGAAATCGAAGCACCTTACAACTTCGTCCGGTGCTTATTTTAATCTGACTGGCCAACTTTTTTGCCATGTGATCATAGGCGAACTGCTGGGCGTCGACCGCTAGCGACGCGGCCTCACCGCCGAACTTCCATCCGGCGAGCCCGCGATGCACATCTGAGCGGTTTATCTGTTCCCCTGCCGGAAGTGGGCAGGTGCCGAGACTGAATACCTCGATAGGCTGTTCAGGCGCTGCGACATCCAGTGCCTCGATAAGGCCGATCATCACAGGATTGTTGGCCCATAAACCACCATCGACAAATACGTTATGCGTCGGAGCTCCACCCGGATGATCTATGCTAGCCATGGAGCGAAATACCGGTGCCGCAGAAGTCGCTAAGCAAACTTCAACCAAGCGATAATTGTCATCGCGATGGTTTGTCGTCTCAAGGTGTGGCGTCTTAAATACCCAAGCGCGATGCTGGCTCATTTCTACCGCCGTGATGGCAAGCGCTATCCCTCGCTGCTTGTAAACATCGGCAATGGTTGTTTCACCGAGCACGTCCACAAGAGCTTTCCGGAGCGCTTCGTCCCCATGTGCCAACGCCTTTGGCCTCTTTATGAGGTCCGCAATGAGCCTCGGTATCATCCTTGTCAGTGGTCCATCAGGCAGTCGGCGGCTAAAAATCTTGGGGCCGTGTGTGCGGTAGAGTTCAGCTATGCTTTTGAGCGGAACGCCTTTCGCGAGCCCGCAGGCGATGATGCCCCCCGTGCTCGTCCCAACGATCAAGTCAAAGCCTGCCCCAATGTCCAACGCCTCTTCTCCGCGACGCTGCGCGAAGGCGCTCGCCACCTGATTAAGGTAAGTCGCGGTGTACGTGCCGCGCATGCCGCCTCCGTCGAGACTGAGTACGCGGTAGGGGAGAAGCTCTGAAACCATTTGGCGTACCGAATCCTTAGTGTCATTAATAATTCATATGGATATAGCTTCGCGATACGTCAAGATGTTGAATTGAGTGCGAGCATGTCAAGGGCCGGCGGGCACTCATGGACGCAAAGTCAAAGATTCGATTTCATTGATTCGAGTTTTTTAGTGGATGGCTGATTTGAAGGAGGCCTAGGGTCAATTGCAAAATTGCTACTCCGTAGATGCCAGCGGACATTCGAGGATACCCAAAATGGAGAATATACCCTCGGTGAAGTACTTGTGTGTACTCGGTGAGGGGGAGGATGGAATCCTTGCGTATCTCCGTGGCTCGCTTGCGAGAGGCGTCAGAAACACTAAGCATCTACGTTTCGTGCGGCTTCTGACGTCTCTTGCAGACGAGCGACCACCGCGATGTGATCGAGGTGCAATATTAATTGATGGTCAAGATTCTTGGGCAGAAAATCGCGCTCCACGCATTCGCTTTTGATGGTTGCCGCTGGCATGTATACTCATGGGCAATCGACTGCGAAGGCTTCAGGGGCTTCGTTGTTCCAAGGTTTGACGAGATTGGCATTTCCTAACCGGCGAACTTTGATTCAGACGACGATAAGGTTTGAAATACAAAGATCGCAACCCTGCTCAGCCCGACATCCCGATCTGAATGACGAAAAGGCAGGCACGAATGGTTACTGCCGATTAATGCCGCAGGCGTAACTCAGCAGCCATCCGGATCTGTTCTTCGCCCATCTCAGGGTCTCGCTGAGAGGTGACCGCTCCCAGGATCTCAGCCTAAAGCAGCCCGCAGTACGATGTTTCGCATGCGCCGTGGACGGCTCATGTCTGCCGGTTCTGCACCCTGCTTCGCTCGTACCGATGCAAGAGGCGGCAGGCCTGACAAATGCGCTGGATCATCGAAGAGCTGGATGAGTAGCAAGCCATCGCCAGCCCATGCCCCCTCGCCTCAAACCTTGACGAACCTTTGCCAAAGGTTCGTCAACGCGCCCCGTAGGGCGCGCTAGGCAAAGCATCTTTTTTGGGGGTGGTGGGCGGGGTGGGAATCGAACCCACTATGCGTCACCGCGGCGGAGTTACAGTCCGCTGCTCTACCTTAGAGCATCCCGCCCGCCGCGTTACCTATCGG